AGAAAGTGGTAATTCAGGAGATTTAACCGTTGCAAACGATTTTAGAAAAATTACTTTAATAAGGGATCCTAATTCAGGAGGTTCAGCTGCTTCAGCAACAACATTAAGAGCTACTAAAGCAATTAATTTAACTGGTGTATCAGGTACATATGTTGTAGATGAAAAAATTACACAAGCAAGTACAGGCGCAGTTGGTAAAGTTGTAGAATGGGATTCAACAAATAGTATTTTATATTACATACAAACAAGACACACGAATGAGGGTATTGATACAAACGGCAATCAAACAGCATTTAGTGGAACAAATACGGTATCAGGTGCTGGTGGAGCAACTGGAACACCGTCAACATCAACTAGTACAATTGATAGTGTGTCATTTACAAGTGGTTATTCTGCTTCGGAAATAGACGCTGACTCTGGTGACATTCTCTACATTGAAAACAGAGCACCAATTACAAGAGCTGCTGACCAAACAGAGAATATCAAACTGGTAATAGAATTTTAGGAGAGTTAAATGCCAAGTCCAACTGACTTTAATCTCTCACCTTACTATGATGACTTCGCAGAGTCAAAAAAGTTTCATAGAATACTTTTTAGACCGTCATTTGCAGTTCAGGCTAGAGAATTAACACAATCACAATCTATTTTACAAAATCAGGTAGAAAGAATATCTGACCATCTTTTTGAAAAAGGTGCTATGGTTATACCAGGTGAAATTGGTTATAACTTATTTTACTACTCAATAAAATTAACTTCATTTACAGATTCAGCTGCCGTTGGTGTTACACTAAACGATTTCGTAGGTTTAAGATTAACAGGTGGTACTTCAGGCGTAACAGCAAAAGTAATTGGTGTTGACGCTACAGACGGAACAGACCCGAATACTTTATATGTAAAATACGAAAATTCTGGAACAAATAATACAGAAACAAAATTTACAGCTGGTGAAACAATATCAGTTTCAACAACATTACAAAGTACAATTACAACGGTTTCTGCTGTTGTAAATACATGTCATACAGGTGCAGCTGCTTATATTGGTGCAGGTGTTTATTACATAAATGGTTTTCATGTTAATGTTGATGAACAAACTTTAATATTAGACAAATACGCAAACACACCATCTTATAGAGTAGGTTTACTTGTAACAGAATCATTTACTACACCTAATGACGACACAACTTTAAATGATAATGCAACAGGCACATCAAACTTAAATGCTCCTGGTGCTCATAGATTTAAAATTCAATTAACACTTACAAAGAAAACATTAACAGCTGTTGATGACGCAAACTTTGTAGAGTTATTAAGATTAGATAATGGTATTATTCAAAACCAAGTTAGAACAACAGAGTATGCAGTATTAGAAGATACTTTAGCAAGAAGAACATTTGACGAATCAGGTGATTATTCTATAAGAGATTTTGACCTAGATTTAAGAGAACACTTAATATCAGGTAATAACAGAGGTATATTTACTTCAGCACAAGGTGGTAGTGAAGCCAAGATAGCTGCAGGTATGGGACCTGGTAAAGCATATGTAAAAGGTTATGAAATAGAAACTATTGGTACAACATTTGTTGATATTGATAAGGCAAGAGATTTTGAAACACAAAATAACTTTACAACTAAATTTGATGTAGGTAACTTTGTTAATGTTACAAATATTTTTGGCGCTCCTGAAATAGGATTTGTTTCTGGTTCAACTGAAGCATTTAAAAGAGTTAATCTTTATGATACAGCAACATCATCAAGAGGTACAGAAAATACAGGTTCAGGCGCTAGTAAAACATCAATTGGTCGTGCTAAATCAAGAGGTTTCCAATATGTAACAGGTGCTTCATCTAGTAATCAATTTGTAAACTCATCATTAACTACAGCAATTTACAAACAATACCTATTTGATATTAATATGTTTACACATCTTAATACAATTAATGGTAACACATTTACAACTGGTGAAAAATTAACAGGTTCTACTTCAGGTGCTACTGCTACATTAGAAAGTTTATCAACAACCGTAAGTTTTAATGCAACATCAATTTCAGTTGCAAGTCCTGGTGTTGTAACAGCAACTGGTCACAATTTAAAAGAAGGTCAACAAATTAAATTTAGTGCTATATCAGCTGCTAACAATTCTACAGCAATGACAACTAGTCAAATATTTACGGTTAGAAATCCTGCTACAAACACATTTGAATTATTTGAAAGTGATGGCACAACAGCTACTAACATTACATCTTATACTTCATCAGGAAATGTTGTTCACGGTTTAGTTATTTGTTCAAATGTAAATGGTACTTTTGTTGCAGGAGAAACAATTACAGGTGGCACTTCAGGTGTTACAGACATAATTCAATCAGACGCAGTTGGTTTAAAGGGTGTTAGAAGTTATGACTTTACAGCTGTTAAGCAATTAGGTCAATCAGGTACACCAGGTTATACGGCTGATGTTTCAAGAAGTGCAACATATGGCGAAAGTTTACAAATAACAGGTACTTTATCAGTTGCAAATTCAGGCACAGCTGTTACAGGTTTTGGTACTTTATTTAATACAGAATTAAAAATTGGTGATGAAATAACATTAGTTACAGACGCAGGTAATTTAGTAACTAAAATTATTGAATCAATCATATCAAATACAAGTTTACAATTATCAACAGCTGTAGGTGGTTCGGATGTATCCACTAAAACCGTTGCAACTAGAAACAGAGGTAAATTACAAGACCCTAGTAAAAATATTTCTATATTTAAATTACCTAATGACGCAGTAAAAACTTTAAAAACTACAACTAACTCTGGTATTACAGATACAAACTTTAAAGTAAGAAGACAATTTGTTCAACAATTATCTTCAGGTTCTGGTCAAATATCAGCAGGTACAAATGAAACATTTGCAAGTTTAGCTGAAGGTGATTATGTTGTTTCAGTAAAAGCAAAAAATTCAGGTTCATTTTCAGGTGGTAACGGAGATGTATTAAGTTTAACAGGTAATAATTCAAATGGTAATCCTGTATTTACTTTAGGTGGTTCGCCAACTGGTAAAACTTTGACATTTGATTTTGGTACAACTTATGCAGACGCAGAATTATTAATTTTAGCAACTGTAAATCGTTCAGTTGCAGGTTCAAAAACAAAAACTTTAAATACTGCTCAAACAAAAGCAGTAGCTACACAAGCAGAAATTCAATCAGGTACAATTAATATTGGCAAGGCTGACATATTTAAAATTAATAATGTTTATATGGCTGCTGACTTTAGTACAAATGCAACAGCAAGTAATACAGATATTTCAGATAGATTTGATTTAGATAATGGGCAAAGAGATAACTTTTATGATATAGGTAGATTAAAATTAAAAACTGGTGCATTAACACCAACAGGAAGATTGTTAATTAATTTTGATTTCTTTTCTCATGGTTCAGGTGATTACTTTGATGTTGACTCTTATGCAGGTGTTGTTGATTATGGTTTGATACCAGAATATACTTCGGATACAACCGGTAGAAGTTATCAGTTAAGAGATAGTTTAGATTTTAGACCTAGAGTTGATGACGCAAGTACAATTAATTCAGGTGGTCAAGATAGAAGTTTTGATGGCACAGGTGCTTCAACGGTTGATATTGTTAAATTTGGTGATGATATTACAACTGACTTTGAATTTTACCTTGCAAGAATAGACAAAATATTTTTAGATAAAGAAGGTGCGTTTAAAGTTGTAAAAGGTGGTTCTTCATTAAACCCACAAATGCCTAAAGCATTAGATAATGCAATGCATTTATACACATTATCTTTATCGCCTTATACTTTTTCTGAAGAAGAAATAGAAATAGAACAAGTTGATAATAGACGATACACAATGAGAGATATTGGTAAACTAGAAAGAAGAATTGATAACCTAGAATACTATACTCAATTATCATTATTAGAAACACAAACAGAAAATTTACAAATACAAGACGCTGATGGTTTTGATAGATTTAAAAATGGATTTATCGTAGATAACTTTACAGGTCATGGTATTGGTGATGTAGGTAATTTAGATTATAAAGTATCAATGGATATGGCAATGGGTGAGGCAAGAGCTATATGTAAAACTGATTCAGTTCAATTAGTAGAAGCTGATGATGATGGTACTACTATATTAGCCGCTGATAGAACAGACGCTAATTATCAAAAAACTGGTGATTTAATTACATTACCTTACATAGAAAAAACTTTAATTGACCAACCTTTTGCTAGTAAGTTTGTCAATGTCAACCCTTTCAATGTATTTACATGGGTAGGTTCAGTAGAGTTAGACCCGCCAGGAGATGAATGGAAAGAAACGGAGAGAGTACCGGAGTTGGTTATAAATCAAAATGGTATGTTTGATACTATGGCTGCTAATGCCGGCAATCCTAACTTAACTAGAATAGAATTAGGCACAATTTGGAATGAATGGCAAGACAATTGGGTAGGAAGACCAGTTGAGGGTGAAAGAAGAAACATTGGTGGTCAAATCAGAGAACAACAATTTAGAAACGGTGCTCCAAGAAGAGTATTACAAAGACAAGAAATTACAACCGTTCAACAAGTAAATCAAACTAGAACAGGTGTCAGACAAGTTATGGTACCTCAAGTAGTTAGAAACTCACTAGGTGATAGAGTATTAAATGTTGCATTTATACCTTTCATTAGAAGTAGAACAATTAACTTTACTGGTACAAGATTTAAACCAAATACAAGATTATATGCTTTCTTTGACAATATAGATGTAAACACTTATGTTACGCCAACAGGTGGTTCACTTGGTGGTAATATTGTTGCAGACGCTAATGGTGCAGTATCAGGAACATTTGCAATACCTGACGCAACGGTAGATTCAAATCCTAGATGGCGTACAGGAACAAGAGTATTCAGATTAACAAGTTCATCTTCAAATGATAGAGTATCAGATATTGAAACAGCTGGTGAGGCAGATTACACAGCAAGAGGTACTTTAGAAACCGTTAGAGAAACTATTGTATCTACAAGAGAGCCAAGATTAGTAAGAGAGAATACAAACGAAACAAGAACAATTGGTAGAACATCAACAAGAACAGCTACAAGACAAGTTGGTTGGTGGGATCCTTTGGCACAAACATTTTTAGTAGATGACCCAGGTGGCGATTTCTTAACATCAATAGATTTATTCTTTCAATCAAAACCAGGTGCAAGTGAATCACAAGTTCCTGTAACGGTACAATTAAGAGAAGTACAAAACGGATATCCATCAACTACAATTTTACCATTCTCTGAAGTAACATTAAATCCTAGTTCAGTAAGTGTAAGTGAAGACGCTTCAGTTGCAACTACATTTACATTCCCTAGTCCTGTTTATATTCAAGAAAATGTTGAGTATTGTTTTGTTGTATTAGCAAACACACAAGAATATAATATGTGGATATCAAGAGTAGGTCAAACAAACAAAGGTACTGATAGAACAATCTCACAACAACCTTATGCTGGTGTTTTATTTAAATCACAAAACGGTTCTACATGGACTGCTGAACAAAATGAAGACGCTAAGTTTAAAATGAAGAGAGCAGAATTTAGTAATGTTACAGGTCAACCAACTTTCTGTAATGATAGTTTACCTACAAGAACACTTGCAACAAATCCTATTAGAACAACAAGTGGTTCAGATGTAATTAGAGTTTCACATCCTAACCATGGTATGCATGGTACATCTAACAATGTTACAATTGCTGGATTAGACGCAAGCACAAGTTACAATGGTATTAATGGTTCATCAATTAACGGAACATATACAAGTATTTCAAATGTAACTTTAGATAGTTACGAAGTTAGTATAGCAGATAGTACAACTGCCACAGCTTCAGGTGATGTTGGTGGTTCTGCTGTTACGGCAACACAAAATAGATTATATGATGTATCAATGTTAAATATTCAAACAATGACGGTACCTCAAACAAATGTATCTTATGGTATGAGAACAACAACAGGTCGTTCAGTACACGGAACAGAAACAGAATTTAGTTTAGCTGCTGTATCTAATAAAATATCAGTAATAGCAAACGATAATATTTACTTTGAAGAACCAAAAATGGTTGCTAGTGATATAAACCAAACTAATGAAATGTCTGGTAGTAAATCACTATTTGTTGATTGTACATTAACAACAACTAATACAAGATTATCTCCTGTAATTGATACTAGTAGAATTAGTATGATTACGGTACAAAACAGAATTAATAGTCCTACAAGTTTAAATACACCAAACTTTAAAGATGATGAACAACCATCAGGTTCTTCATCAGCAGCTATCTATTGTACAAGACCAATAGTATTAGAAAATAACTCATCAGCGTTAGAAGTAAGATTAACTTCATATGTGAGGTCTAGTGCAGAGGTTGAAGTTTACTTTAGAACAACATCATCTGAAGAAGTCAGAGATGTAAAAGACTTAAACTGGACACCTTTCAATACAGCAGGTGAAGAAGACACAGCAGTTACTCCTGCTGAAACAGCAAATAATTTTAAAGAATACAAATATTCTGTAAAAGATATACCTGAATTTACAGCGTTTCAAATTAAGATTGTAATGAAAGCAACTAATTCAGCGTTAGCACCAAGAATTAAAGATTTAAGAGGAATAGCATTGGCAGTATAATATGGCAACCTTAAAAAACGAAAGATTAAAAGTTGAAAATCATCCTCATTTAGTAAGAGAATCAAGTTCTCATGCTATTATAAATGCAGATACAAGCGGATATAGTGTTTATATGAAAAGAGTAAGAGCAAGAGAACATCATGGTGACCAAATAAGAAATGCAGTAAAAGAGATAAATACTTTAAAAACAGAATTAAGAGAAATAAAAAGTTTATTAAAAGAAGTAGTAAAAAATGGCAGTTAGAAATATAGCAGTAACAGATACAATTGAAAAGTTTAGAACGGAGTTTAATGCTCTATGTGCTACAGACTTTGGTGATATTGCAAACCTAGACGCTTCATTATCAGCAACAAATCTAATTGAAGCTATGAATGAAACTCTAGTTGCTGCTACAAACACAGCAGGTTTCAGAGTTGAAGACTCATCATCATCTCAACAGTTAATCGCAGGTGGTGATACATTAAAAGTATTAGGTACTTCAAGTGAAATTGAAGCTGTAGTAAGTGCTACTGATACTTTAACTATTGGTTTACCAAATGCAGTTTCTATAACAACATCTTTAACAGCTCCGACTCTTTCAACTGGTAATTTATCATTATCAAATGCTTCAATAACAGATTCTAGTGGTGCAATATCTTTTGGTAATGAAAACTTATCTACAACAGGTACTTTTGGTTCTGGTAATATAACTTCATCTGGTAATATTTCAGGTGTTAATATAACAGGCTCAGGTACTACTCATACATTAGGTACGGTAGAAATTTCTGGTAATACTATTAGGTCAACTGACTCAACTAGAATTAATATCAATGATACATTTAGAGCAAATACTTTTGAAACACAAACAGGTTTAAT